TCAAGGTAGTCAAGGTGCTCAAGGTGCTCAAGGAGCTCAAGGAGCCCAAGGTGGTACGGGTCCTTCAGATATTAGATTTAAGGAGAATATAACTCCAATGACTAACTCAATTGATTTATTAACTAAGTTGAGAGGTGTTAGATTCTTTTGGAAGAAAACTGATTTGATTGATACTTCTCAATTACCTAAAGATAACATAGGTTTCATTGCTCAAGAGGTTAGAGAAGTTGTACCTGAATTTGTTTACGGTAATGAAAGTGATACTGAAATTTTAAAAGTTAAGTATGGTGATATTGTCACCTTATGTATTGAAGCAATTAAAGAACAATCAATCTTATTAGATTTAAAAGAACAAAGATTGGAAAGTTTAGAAAATAAAGCAAAAGAAAAGGGACTAGTTTAGTCCCTTTTTTTATATATAGTCTGTAAAAAATTCGTTGATTAGTTTATCAACTTTTCTGTGGTCAGGATAGTCAGGTGGATAAACTTTTAAACATTCATAATTCATAAGGTCTTTTAAGATATCTATATAATTTCCGAAGTAGTCTAAATTTTGAGAATCTTCTTTAAGAAAATTTAAAATTTCAAATTCAAAATTAGCAATTTCAATTTTAAAATATTGTGTTTGAGTATTTTTTTTATAAGTATGAGGTCTTGTAATCCATTCACCATCACCAATAAAATATTCGTTTAAGTTACTCCAAACGGCTCGATACAAATCATCTGCATATGCTTGATTGTAAGAATTGTAAAAAATATTTTCTAACTCATTGTTCAATGTGAACAATTCTGATTCATTTCTCAATAAATGATTTATAGTTTCTTTATCGTCAACTATCTCATCAATAAATTCGGAATCTATTGTTGTGTATTCAGGATGACCTTGCTCACGAGCAATATCTTCAAGTAAAATGGTTTCTGTCTCAACTTTTTTATTTTTTAAATCGTCAATAATAACTTCTTTAAGTCTAATTAAGTTTGATTTTGTTAACTCTGAAATAACATCATCATAAGGGTTTTGATTTACATCTGTAAAATATTCGTCATCACTTTCACCTCTCAAAATTGCTGCAATTGTTTCTTGTGGCAATGTGTTTCTTGTTTCACAAAATAATTTTGACAAATCTTCTATATCTTCTAATAACAAATAGTATTTACCGTTTTCATATAATACATCGCTAATAAAACGAGTAACCCATTTTATAAATTTTTCAGGGTCTGCTTTTTGTAAATAAATTAATAAAGGATTTTCATACTCTTTATTGTTAGGGTCTAATAATTTTAACGCATCTTTTTTTTCCAAAAACTTAAACAAAAGTTGATAGTCATTGTCAAAATATTTTAAAAAATTATGGTCTCCCTCGTTAAGGTTGTCAATTATATCTTGGATATTCATATTATATAAATACAAAAAAAGGAACAATTTTCTTGTCCCTTTCAATAATTTGTAGTAAAGTTAGACTTAGTTTGAAGTCTTGTTTACGTTGTAATACTTCTCAATAGTTTTTTTAATCGCTGACTTAACACTTTCAGTTGTCTGTTGTTGTTGAGCTTGGACTTGTTGAACTGAAGGCTGAGCTTCATTAGCATTATTTTTACATCCGCATCCCATAGTATGATAATTTAGATTAGTTTATTTGTTTCTTAATAATAAATAGTAATTATAATGAAATATACACTTAAAAGAATATTTATCAAATAAAAGTTACATGGAATTTTCAAATATATTACAAGAAAGCCGATTATCTGATTTTAAAACAAAGTATACACAAAAATTAGGAGCCGAGAATGTTGATAAGATTGCTAAAGAAATCCCACCAAAGTATTTGGAGTGGGTTGGAAAGGTATTGGACTCAATTAACTTTGATGAAAACTTTGCTAAAGTTAATGAAGCAATAAAAATATTTGATAAGATTTATAGTAATCTTCCAATAACTGATTTGTATCAATATAAAACTGCTGGTCAATTATTAAGTACCTTGAGTGATTATGACAACAAACAAAGAAGAACTGTTAGGAAAGTTGAAGGTGGTAATGTTGTTTATGAAGATGATAGATTCTTTGTTGTTAATCCATTAACATATGAGTCATCTTGTTATTATGGTAAAGGTACTAAATGGTGTACCGCTTCAAATACAAATGAACAGTTTAACAAATATAATATTGATGGCAAATTATTCTACATTATAGATAAGACCCTTCCAACAAACAATAAGTTATACAAAGTTGCCTTACTTAAAAAATTTGATGGGGATAAAACTTATTTTGATACGGTTGATGAAATTATTAAAGGTGGTTGGATATTCAATACAAATAAATTGAATGTCATACTTAAATCTATTGATGACTATATTAATACTGAATTTGCGGAACAAGTTAAGATATTCCAAAACAAAGAAGATGCTGAAAGAGAAAAACGTAGGCAAGAGAAATTGTTAATACAAAGAAAATTAAAACAAGAAAAAGATGAGGCGGAGGAAAGAAGAATAAATAACGAATGGGCGATAGGTCCTAATACTCCTGAAGAAGGACTTAAGGCACATGCGTTACTCAAGTATTTAGTTGAGACTGGCGAAATAGAAGAAAAAGGTAGAGATGATTTTGATGAGTTGAAAAGATTACAAGATGAACTTGAGTCGGCAAATTCTGAATATCAAACAGGAGGTGAAGACAGACAAGATTTAATTGATAGAATTCAAGAACTTCAAGATGAATTAAAAGAGTTAAATAATAAAATTGATGTATATAATATCATTCCTGATGGAACATTTTATGACACGACAAAATTTAAAGTAATTGATGTAGGTATAGATGACAATTCATATGCAGTTGGAACTGATGATGAAATGATGGAAAGTTCAAAAGAAATGCTTGAAGGATTAATTGATGATATTGGTATTGAAGGATTCAATCAAAACTTTGTTAGTGATTATTTAAATGTTGAAATGATTATTGATGATATTACGGATTTTTTATATAGTGATTTATATGATAATCCTGAAAGTTATTTTGAAGACTCAGAAAGAACATTGTCAGCACAACAAGAAGAAAATATTGAAATTTTGAATAATAAAATTAATTCGTTGGGAGAAACTATAAACAGACTATCAAGTCAAAATCAAGATAATGACCCAGTTATTACCTCAAAAATAAACGAAATCAATGAACTGATAACTGACTTCAAAGAAAAAATTGAAGAAATAAATGATGACCCTAAAGGAGATTTCCCTCAAGAATTATATGATAAACAATATGATGACATGGTTAGAGGTGCAAAACATGATTACGAATTTTATATGGATATGTTTGGACTTGAAACTAATAGATATGTTGACCAAGAAAGGCTTATTGAGGGTCTAATTGATGCTGACGGATATGGGCCAACACTTAATAGTTATGACGGAAATGCAGAAGAAGAAATTGTTGCAGGAGAGTTATTTTTCGTAATGAGAATTGATTAATAATTACCTCTAACTATTATTAGTTATGGCAAGAAAAAAGAAACTATCTTTCAAGTTGAATCCTGAGTGGATGTTGAAAGAGCCTTTGGATTTTGAATACAATAAGTACACACTTTTGGATTACCTTCAGAAGTGCGAAAAAAACTATGATAAATTTGAGTTATATCCAGACTTTGTTGAAATATCATTACATCTTGCCAATATACAATCTTTAATTAAAGAAAATATATTATTACTTACAGATAAGAAATTTGAATTTTGTGATGACGAAATTTTAGTTAGAGATTTATATCCAAAAAAATTACCAGAGTTATCCGATGAAGACAAATTAGAATTAGATAAAACTATCAATTACTCTAACGGTAGATTATATGATACGTTTAATACGTTCAAGACCATTTGGAATATTGCATTTGATAGTATAGAAATTAATATCAAAAAAAATAAAAAAGCCTTAATATCTGGTTCAGGTTATATTTTTTATTATGAAAAAAAAAATGAAAAACTTTTTGTTTGGGAATACCAAATTAAACATCCAAAAAAAGACCCAGGTAATAATAAGACTTATCTAACTAAAATATATGAAGATACCATTGAAGATGTTACATTAACATCAATCATTGAAAAACATTCAACGTTAAATCATATTGATTTTTATAAAGACTTACCTATTTTTGAAATGAAATGTGGTAATTCTAATTTCCCAATGGACCAAACAATCGTTCCGATTATGAAAAGAAAAGTTATGGGATATATTTTTCAAATTATTAATTTTGAAAAGTCAAAAAACTTTGACTCTGAGCCTTAGTTCATTTATATTTGAGTTATGGGACTCAATAAACAATACATCAATTTTAAGTCAACATTAAACTCATTGTCAACCAATGGGTTAAAATTATATTATAGAAATGGAAATGTTCTCATGTTTGAGGATATTGAAAGTTCTATGGTTCATGACTTGCATGTTGAAGGTAAATCCGACAAAGAAATTTTAACAATAATAAACGATAAACAAATCACGGATAAAAAACTATGAAGTGTATTAAATCAATCAAAGAAACCAAAACGGTTAAGTTAGGAACTATTCAAAGAGTAGCAGATAAAGAAGCGGACGTAAAAGTTCAGACAGGAGAATGGAAATTTATCCCAAAGTCTGAGTGGAAAGAAGTTAGTAGAAAAAAAATTGAAAAAGTTGTTGTAGTTGCTGTTGATGGTAAAGAAGTTAAAAAAGTAAGAAGGGGTAAGAATAAAACTAATTAAAAATGAGTGAGGAAAAAGATTGGATTAAACCTGAACACTATGGTGGAGAACAAAATCCATATGAAGTCATAAAGGTATGTGAGGAATGGGGATTAGATAAAGATGCTTACTTGTTTAACGTAGTTAAATATGTTGCAAGAGCGGGTAAAAAACATCCTGAGAAAGAACTTGAAGATTTAAAGAAGGCGGCTTTCTACTTGGATAGAAAAATTAAAAACTTAGAAAAATGATTTATTGGCTTACAGGACAATCTGGTTCAGGTAAAACAACAATTGCAAAAGAAATGTGTAAGATTGGACGTATAGGGTTGTATTCTAATTGGTTTAACATAGATGGTGACTACATCAGAAATTTATTCAATAATAAAGATTATTCTGAACTAGGTAGACGTAAAAACGTTGAGATTGCTCAACAAATTGCTCAATACTTACACATTCAAGGAAAAGAAGTTGTTGTATCTTTAGTATCTCCTTATAAAGACCAAAGAGATAATTTCAAACAAAAAATGGGGGGTGATTTGAAGGAAATTTATTTACATACTAATGAAATTAGGGGTAAAGAAAATTTTTTTGTTGAAGATTATGAACCACCAACGGAAAATTATTTGTATATTTGTACTGATAATATTACAGTTAAGGAATGTGTAGAAAAAATATTAAAAGAAATATAATGTTAGAAACAGGAAAAATATTTAATGGGAATTGTGTAGACGAAATGTCTAAAATGACTGAGAACTCAATTGATTTAGTTGTTACTTCACCACCATATAATGTTGGTATTGACTATGATGCCCACGATGATAGAATGTCTATGGATTCATATTGGCAATTCACAAAAGATTGGCTGACTCAAGCGTTAAGAGTGTTAAAGAGTGATGGTAGAATTGCCGTCAATATTCCATATGAAGTAAATGTACAAGAAAGAGGAGGCCGAATATTATTTATGGCTGAGTTTTGGGGTCTAATGAAAGAAGTTGGCTTTAACTTCTATGGACTTGTTGACCTTGATGAAAACTCGCCACACCGAAGCAAAACTACAGCGTGGGGTTGTTATGATAAGGAAACAAAAGTAATGACAGATAAAGGTTTAAAATTATTTAAAGATGTTAATATTAAAACTGATTTGTTTGCTACGTTAAACGTGACTAATAATAATGTTGAGTATCAGAAAGCGTTTGATTATATAGAAAAACCATTCAAAGGGAAACTTGTAACAATTAAACATAGAGGGGTTGATTTGACAATTACTGACAACCATAATATGTTAATTATTGATAAGGGGGAAAGTTTGGTCAAACCATACAATGAGATAGATAATAATTCGTTTACTATACCAAGACAACATAACGGTATAGTTTCTAAGAAACCATTAGAGAAAATTATAATACCTGCCGTATCTTATGGTTTAAGAACTAAAAAAGAATATCGGAGAGACACCTCAATTGAAATTAATATGGATGATTGGTTAAGATTTTTAGGTATTTTTTTAACTGACGGTTCATTTATTTATGATGAAAAAAGAGGGATATATAAAGTT